GTGCCCTACTATAGCGCGTATTTACGCTAACACGCAATTGAATGCATGTCGCAGTAACGTAAAAGAAAAGTAATGCGCGTAAATACGACACGCCGACACTTGATGCTGCACGTTATAACGTGCATGCTGTAGCTGTCGCTCAAACACGGAACACAAAGGAGGACAACCGTGACAAAGCTCAGCGAACAAGCGGCGGCTCGAATCAGAGCCGTGATGGCCGCACGAAAAATCAGCGTCGCGGACTATGCCAAACAAACAAACCAATCGGCCGACGTAGTCTCGCGCCGCATCAACGGCAAAGTCGACCTGTCCCTCACGGACATCGAGGCCTTCGCCAACCTCACCGGATATCAGCCCAGCGACTTCCTCAACAACCAGTTCATTCTGGACGATCAAAAGGCGGTGGCGTGATGGTTAGGACCTACCGGCTTGGCGGCGCGGAACGTGAGAGGGCCCGTGCGCTGATTCGTATTCTCAGCATCGACATGGATCGTGTCAGATGGTTGGACGGCCACCCGATGACGGTTCGCGTGTTTGATGACGGCAAATGCTGGGTCGAATACACGGGACTCGTCGTCTGCGACAAGGAAGACATCGATTTCTGTCTCCGTGGGCTCGAGCCCGTGGATGTCGGGCCGGGGTCTATAGGGACAGGATCCGGGAATGCCGGAACAGGATTCTTCGCGAGGATACGCGGATGTCTCTCGATTTCGAGGTCTCGACCATCGCGACGATGACGGTGCCGGACTCATGGCGCTTGAGCTTGGAGGCTCCACGGTATTCGACGATAGCGCCGCCAGTCGGCGTCACCCGAATGTCTCGTTCGGTGAGCCACCCGTTGTTGCGCAGTATCCACCCGTCCCCATCCGTCTTATCCACTCCCCAATCGGTCGAGAGGTACAGGCGTCGTTCCGCGTCGAAGGACAGCAGCAACGCCGTCAATCCCATCCAGTTGTCCGCCAGCCATTTCCACATGGCTCAGATTCTAGCCACAAAAAAATGCCGCCGATTGGAGCGGCGGCGAATGTCAGATTGAAAGAAGGTCCAAAATGACTGAATCCAATGTACAGCCCTTCGAGTTTCGGGGCAACCCGGTCGCCACGGTGACCACCGGGAACGGGACGGTGCTGTTCTGCGCGAAGCACGTCGCCACCGCACTCGGATACAAGCGCCCGGCCGATGCCGTTAAGCAGCATTGCAAGGGGTCGGTGATTCGCAGACCCCTTGAGACGGCCGGTGGAATCCAGCAGATGGTATTCATCACCGAAGGCGACGTGTACCGCCTCATCGCCAGCAGCAAGCTCACCAGCGCGGTCGAGTTCGAGCATTGGCTGTTCGACGAGGTAGTGCCCCAGATCCGTCGTACCGGCGGTTACATTCCCCAGGGCGAGACCCCGGAGGAGACGATGGCGCGCGCGGTGCTCATCGCGCAGAAGACCATCGAAGAACAACGGAAGCAGTTGGACGAGCAGAAGCCGAAGGTGTTGTTCGCGGACGCGGTGGCCACGAGCAAGAGGAGCATTCTGATCGGCGAATTGGCGAAGATCCTCAAACAGAACGGCGTGAAGACCGGCCAGAACCGGTTGTTCAAGCAATTGCGTGAGGACGGTTTTCTGATGAAGCGCAACGGGAATCCGAACATGCCGACGCAGAAGAGCATGGAACTGGGTTTGTTCGAGGTCAAGGAAACATCGATCGCCCATTCGGATGGTCATGTGTCGTTGAACTTCACGACGAAGGTCACGCCCAAGGGCCAGCAGTACCTCATCCAGAAGTATCTGGGCTGCACTCCCCTTGACCTGGAAGCGGGTGCGTGATGGCCGGTAGTCAAATCGAATCGTCTCTTGACGGCTGGTCGATCGCCAAGGTGGCGAGCTTCCTCGGTGTCTCGAAGGGCAGTCTCTACGTGTGGTCGTGCCACGACAAGTGGGGAGGCCGGTATCCGCCCGCGCCGAAACGCGTAGGCCGCAGGCTCGTTTGGAATCCACAGGAGGTCATCGACTACCGGGACCGGCGGTGCGCGATAAGCCGCAGGGAGCTGGTCTACGGCGAATAAGGGTTTCCCGGATTCGAAACCGGGAGAAAAGGAAAAGGTGCCAGCGTCGCACTGCCAAGGTTCACGCCGGCACCAACATCACCAATCACATTGAAAGGAAGACAAGTGATGTCAAACAACAAGATTAGCGGTATCCACGCCATCGGCGTCGAGGTTCCGGAGGACATGTCGCTGAAGGAGCTCATGGAGCAGCTCCTGAATGATACGGAGGTCGAATTGGAGAAGGATTTGGACGGGGAGACCCGCAAGCCCGAACCACAGTCCGAGGCGGACAAGTGGCAGCGGTATGCGGACATGCTGGGCGACCTGTTCGATATGGCGCATCAGATCGGCTATGACGCCTACATGCAGGGCGACCTGAAGATCATGCGCAAGGTGTTGCAGGTCGAATCCGACGTGGTGGATCTGGCCGGCATCGTGACCACGGAGAAGTCGAGGGCCGTGAAATGAGCATCGAAGCGTTACGCAAAAAGCGGCGCATGCGCCGACCCCGGCCGAGGTTAACGGACGGGCAGAAATCGGCCGTGCTGCTGGCTCTCACGTTCTGCGAGGGTTGGCTGGTCGGTTTCGCCGGCACGCACAGCCGCATCCCAAGTCCGGTGGGTACGCCGCAGTGGATGATAACCGGCTCGCTCGCATTGGCGGTCATCCTGCCGCTCATGTTCGTGGGAATCCTGTTGAAGTGGGGCGGCGATGGAACAGCCAAGTGAGTTCACGCTCTGCCTGCCGGGCGACCCGGTGCCGAAGGGGCGTCCCCGCGTCTACAACGGGCACGCGATGACACCGAAACGCACCGTCAGGGCGGAGGAACGCCTGTTCGCCGAATTCAGGCTCAAATACCCGCAGGCGAAACCATACCAGTGCCCGGTCAGGTTGGAGGCCGAATTCTGGATGAGCCATCGCGGCCGTCCGGATCTCGACAACCTTTTGAAGCTGGTTCTGGACTCCCTGAACGGCGTCGCCTACGTGGACGACGCGCAGGTCGTCGAATCCCATGCCACCAAGCGCATGCCCGACCTATGGGTGTACGGAGCCAAAGGCAAATACCGGAAACGCAAGAGCGGCGACCCATACACGTACTGCGGGCACGAATACGAACCACATCTCTATATCCGAATCAAGCCGCTCCCGGGATGGGAGCCGAACAAGCAAGGAGAACAATCATGAGCAAGCCGATCAACGAACCCCGTCTGGTGCAGCAGGCGCTGATAGCGGACGAGGATCTGAGTTTCGAACTGGCGGCTTTGGTGCCGCCGGCGAACGGCATCACGAACGCGGCCAGCACGTTCATCGACCGGGCGACCAAACTGTTGCTGTCCGACAAGATCATGCTCACCAACGAGCAGCATACGGCCGTCGTGACGGCCATCGCCGTCGCCCAACTGACCGTCAAGGAAGGCGCGGCCATATCGAAGCTGCTGCGCAACCCGGACGCTTCGGCGGACATCATAGCCGGACTGCGACTCACCTCCAAGGACAGGCAGGATGCCTGACCGGCGTCTCTGGATGCCGCGTTGCAGGACATGCGGGCCGCTCGGCAAGCCCACCGGACTGGACGAGGCGGTCACCTGCTGCAACCGGCACACGAACCAGACCAAGCATCAGACGGCGTGGTATCCCACCTACGCCCAAATCATCGTGAAAGGCACATCAAATGACTCCATCAACCATTGAAAACACAGAGGCCGTGAACCCGGACGGGGAATTGCGCCAAGGATTGTTCGCCGCGCAGGCGGCGCGCATCGTCGAACTGCAGGCCGAGATCGCCAGCCGACAGGAGGAAATCGACAATCTCAAATCCCTGATTCTCGACTCGCATCCGGTCGGCACCTACCAGGCCGGCAACCTGAAGGTGCAGGTCAAGCCGGGCGCGCGCCGCATCAACGCCGGCACGTTCGAAAAAGCCTACCCGGCCACCAAGTATCCCGGAGCCTACCAGTTGCGGCCGCGCCCGCTCAGCCAGTTGGAGAAGCTGCTGTCGGCGGACGCGGTGGCCGATTACGCGATGAGCGGCAAGCCTATGGTGGTGGTCTCATGAGCGCGGAACTGTCCAGCCTGGGCATCGCCCAGATCGTGGAAAGCGTTATCGCCGACTACGACCTGCGTGACGAGGACGGCAACGAGCTGACCGACGACCTGTACGTCATCCGTTCCGAGCAGCTCGACGAGCTGGGCCTCACCGTCGCCAGACGCATCCACAAGGCCATACGCGAACTGGAGACGCAAGGCAAGACCGGCTTCCCCGTGCATTCGATGGCCTTCGGCAGCATGCCGGTAACCATCGCGAAGGACGGCGACCGCACCTACACGCTGCGCTTCGACAATTCGGACGAGGCGGTGGCCATCACACGGCTCAGCCGGACCGCACTCACGGACATCAAGAAACAGATCAACGAGTTTTTGAAGGAGGTGAAGAACCGTGAGCATGAATGAGGCGGTATTGGCCGTCGCACAAGCCCAGCAGCAGGGTGATGCGATACCAGTGGACACACCGCCCATGACCCAGTCGGCATCCGGCATGGGCAAGCCGCCAGTCACGCCGAAAACACGGGTGGACACGATGGAGGAACCCAGGTTATGGCCGGAGATCCGCCAGCTCATCGAGGACGACATCCAGAACGCTCCACGCGAACTGCAACGTGAGATAGGCCCATCCGAACTGGGAACGGACTGCGTGCACTGTCTCGCAGCCAAACTGGCGGGCTGGCCGGAGCGACGCTCCCCGGGCTGGCTGTCGTTCATCGGCACATGCGTGCACGCGCATTTCGAGACCATGTTCCGAGAGCTGAACGGGGAGCCGGCGGCCCAGTTCCCGTACACGAGCGAGGACAACGTGCACTGTCTCGCGGAACGGTGGCGCCCGGAGTACCGGGTCACCGTAGGCCGATTGCAGGGCCTCCACGGCGGCTACGACGTCACCGGATCGATCGACCTCTGGGATCGCAAAACCCATAGCACCATCGATTGGAAGATCGTCGGCAACACCACGGTCACGAAGGCCAAGGCGCACGGCCCCAGCCAGCAGTATCGGGTGCAGGCCTCGCTCTACGGCATGGGACTGCAGAACGAGGGCGAGCGGGTGGAACGCAACTGCATCTACTTCCTGCCCCGCAACAAGACCTCGTTGGGTGACGCATTGCCATGGGAGACCAGGTTCGACACGGAGCCCGGCAGATGGGCGTTGGCCCGAGCCCAACTGCTCGTCAACCTCATGGACATCATCGAACAGGCGGACGGCGTGGAGGTGCGCGACAGTTGGATAAAGCAACTGCCCGCGGCTGGCCCCGACAAGTGCTTCTCATGCAAGGGCCGCGTGTGGCCGGACATGAGCGCGCTCCCCGAGTTCGACGAGAAGCCGTGGCCGGACGTGCCCGATAAATGGCTCCAGCTCATCCCATTGATTGAACCTGAATACCAGTTCACCGAATAACGAAAGGAAAACGATTATGTTCGGTCAGCAACCACAGCAACAGTATGGCTACCCCCAGCAGGGGTACGGCTATCAGCCGCAGCAGCGTCAGCCCGCCCAGTTGAGCTCGCTCGACGAACTGCTCGCCGGCAACAGCGCCAAAGCCTACTTCGGCGCGAACAGCCAGCCGGGGGACACGGTGACCGGCGTCATCGAGAAAATCGAGACCACACAGGTCAACGACTTCCAGACCAAGCAGCCGGCGTTCTGGAACGACGGGCGTCCGAAAGAGCAGATCCACGTCATCATCCAGACCCAACTGCGCGACCCGAGCGTGGAGGACGACGACGGCCGCCGCTCACTCTGGGTCAAAGGTTGGGGAATCCAGTTGAAGGCGTTCCGCGAGGCCTGCATGCAGGCCGGCGTGAAGACCCCGAAGCCGGGCGACACCATCACGGAACGGTTCGTGGGTCTCGGCCAGCGGGGCAACGCGCCCCAACCGCCGAAGGTGTTCGAATTCCACATCGAACCCGCGTCCAGCGTCAACAGTCTCGTCAACGGAAGCCAACCCCAGCAGCCTGTCCAGCAGGGCTCCCAGCAGCCTCCCGTGCAGCAGTCCCAGCAAGACTACCCGCAGCAGCAGTACGCTCCCCAGCAGCCCACGCAGACCCCGAATCAGGGGTATCAGCAGCCTCCGGTCGACCCATGGAACCCGCCGACGCAGCAGCAGCCGCAGCAACCCGCCCAGCCGGTACAGCTCGGCCAGCCACAGCAGCAGGCTGATCCGATGAAGGTCAACCAGTTGAAGGCCGTGGGCAAAAGCCCGCAGGAGATAGCCGCATTGTTGGGCGTGCCCGTCGAAGCGGTCACCGCTGTCACCGACCAGGCGCAACCCCAATACCACGGGGGTTCCGAACAGATGCCGGAAACAGGTGAGTTCTAGTGGACGAGCTGCTGAAACACCTGCAGAACCAGTGAATCGAACTGGTGAAGGACCTGGATTCCCTTGCCTCCGATCAGGTCGGTTTCCGTGACGTCGATTCGGAAAGCCTCCAGCTCATGAGCGTGAGACTCGTACTACTGGGCTGGCACAAAAGCAAGGATTCCGACAAGGACTGATCTCGGCCACCGTACAGCCGTAGCCGTATCCAAGCGGCCCGCACGAATGCAAAGGCGTGCACGGCACCCATTTTTTCCACACTACGTCAAAGGGAGTTTCGAAGATGACCGACATCTACGGATACACGGCAGCCGCACCCCTGTACCGTGCGGCTGGATGGATGCAGGTCATCCCCCTGCCCGAGGGACGCAAGACCCCGCCGCCCAGCGGTTTCACGGGACGCAGCCGCAAACCCGTCACCGACGAACAAGTACAGGTCTGGTCTCAGGCGACCCCGAACGCGAACACGGGCATCGTCATCCCCGAAGGCGTGCTCGTGTTGGACATCGACGCGGAGCAGGGCCATCGGGTCAAGGCGGACGGGGCGAAAGGCATCAGCGAACTCGCACAGGAGCTGGGCGCGCTGCCGGCCACGTGGAGCAGTACGGCGCACGGCATCGACAGTCCGGCACGCCACCTGTTCTACAAGGTACCCGAGGGATTGGCGTGGAAGGGCGGCGCCATCGAGGGGGTCGACATCCTGCAACCCGGCCACCGGTATTCCGTGGTCTGGCCGTCGATCCACCCGAGCGGCGAAATGTACTGCTGGTACACGCCAAGCGGCGCAATCGCCAGCACACTCCCCCGCATCAGCGACTTGGCGACACTGCCATGGAAGTGGGTGGACTACCTGCGCAAACCCGACAGCATGGCGAACCTGACACATTCAAACCCGTCGACCACTCCAATCGCCTCTAATCCGAGGGGATACGACGCCCGCATGTGCAAGGCGGTCAACACGTTCCTCAACAGGACGCTCGCCAACCCGGCGAGCAAAGGCTCCCGACACGACACCACGTTGCAGGCCGTCTGGACGTTGGCCAACTTCGCGCAGGAGGGGCATCGTGGCGCGCTCGACGCCATCAACCAGCTCAAACCACGCTTCATCAGCGAAATAGCGCCCGACCGTCAGGGCAGGGAACGCGAGGCCGCACGCGAATGGGCCAGCATTCTCAGCGGCGCGATGGAGAAGGTCAACGGCGTACAAGCGCACGCGGACCCATGCGAGCAGTCGAAGATAGAACGCATGACGCCCGGCGAGTTCAACGAACTCACCCAAAACACGATTGCGAATCAAATGAGGGAAAGTTATCCGCAAGCAGTTCAAAACACTGAAACAATGCCGGTTCAAGCCGGTTCAACACCCGTCGCGCCGGTTCAAAACGGTTCCACGGAAAGTCACGAGGCAAACAAGACCGCCTCCCCCAGCTGGCAATTCGAAGACCTCGCCCAGTTGGCATCCGGCATTGAACTGCCTCCCACCCCCACCGTGTTCCAGCGCGAGGACGGGCAAGGATTGTTCTACCGTGGCGCGGTCAACGACCTGCACGGCGAACCCGGCTGCGGCAAAAGCATGATCGCCCAAATCGCCACCGCGCAGGAATTGAAGGCAGACCGTGACGTCATCTACATCGACTACGAGGATTCCGCACGCAACGTGGTCAAACGCCTCCTGCTGCTCGGCGTATCCGGCGAACAGATCATCGGTCACCTGCACTACGTGCGCCCGTCCGCGAAGCCCAGCAGCCCCACCAGCCTCGGCGGCTGGCGCGAAACCCTCGACTACGCCGATACCGCCACGCTCGCCATCATCGACGGCGTCACCAGCTGCCTCGCCTACGCGGGCCTCGACAGCAACAGCGGCGACGACATCGCAGCCTGGTACAACACCATGCCCCGACTCATCTCGGCATGCGGGCCAGCGGTCGTGCTCATCGACCACGTCGTCAAGTCCAAAGACAACCGGGGACGCTACGCCGGCGGCAGCATGCAGAAACTCGCCCTCATCGACGGCATCAGCTACAGCGTGGACATGACCAAACCCGTCGGCAAAGGAGTGAAAGGCACCATCGTCATCAAAAGCGGCAAAGACCGAATCAGCGAGATCGAAGAGCATTGCGCCGTCAACTGGAGCAGCGACGGCAGCCACCTGCGCGAAGCCGCGCGAATCGAAATCAACTCCACGGATCCGAAACTCATGCGCGTGAATATAGCCAGACCAAACATGATGCCCAGCGAGGAGACCGCGCGTCAACGTGGCCTCGAACGACCCACCGGACTCATGGAGAAGATCAGCCGGATCGTCGAGAACGCGCCCGAGGAGCCGAACCAGACCGAGATCATCGAACTGCTGAAGGACGACGGTTCAAGCGCCCGGAAGACCACCGTGCTCACCGCCATCAACCGGCTGCTCGAGGGCGAGTGGATCAGCAACCGATCCGGACGAAACAACCGGAACATCTACGCCAGCGTCAGACCATACCGGCAGATGAACGACCCGAAATCGGACGCTTTCGTGGACCGGATGAGCAGGGAGGAGGCGAACGAATTGGATAAGGAAAACCATCTCGAAATCTAGTTGTTCCCGTTGTTCCCAGTTGTTCCGAGTTGTTCCGGGAACAACTGGAGTAGCGATGTCCAGCTGTTCCCAGCACTCCCCACCCACACTACGTGTGTGGGTGGGTGCGGGAACAACTGCGACTCGGCCCTCCGGAACAGCAAAAAAAAGCACGTCAACGACACTAGTTGTTCCCAACCAAAAAACGTCAGAAAGGAAACCCCAAAATGGCACTCACCTTCAGAGAGCAAGTCGAAGCGACAGCATGGGAGCTGTGCAACGGAGAAGGCACCGTGCCCGAATTGAGGAAGCGGTTCGACGCAGACCCCGAGACGCCGAACTTCGACCCGGCCAAAGCATTGGAGATGCTGCACATCCTCCAGCTCATCAACTACAAGCAAGCCGGTAAGGGACGCGGACGCGCCCGCTGCCACTACCTGAAAAAACCCGAATACGGACTGCTCACCTTCGACGAGCCGAAACCGGCACCCAAAGACGAGCGGGAACGGGAGACCCGCATCCAATGGGCCAAAGACTTCCGCCTCATCGCCGACTGGCTCGACACAAATTGCCACACGGAAAGCGAGGAAGCATGAAAGAGTCCGTCACCATCCAATACCGTCTCGAGGACGCGGTTACCGGGCGGGTCGAAACCATCCCCATCGCCTCCATTAGTTTCGACCAGTGGGGTCAAGGCCATCCCGTCCTGTTCAACCTTGACCGGAGAGGCCATCACGGCCGCCGTATGCTTAGCGTACTCATCACCGCCTGCGAAGCGGTGCTGCATGAAATCCAGGACATCAAATGGGAGGGCTGACCCCATGGCCGAACCGATTGACGTGATTCAACGGGCGCTCAGCGCACTGGCCTCAGCGGGATTGGGCAGCGAGTCGCCGGCAGAGGCGTATGTGCTCGGCTACCAGGCCGGCTGGCGGGAAGCGCTCGGCCTGTGCATACGAATCGAAACGGCAATCAACAACGAAACGGAGGAAACGAATGAGCATCATCAGCAGTGAAATCGAGGCACAGAAGCAGCGTGACCCGTCGTACATCGACAGTGACCTGCAGTGGGCGTGGGGACGAGGATACAAGGCCGGAGCGTCACGCGAAATCACCGAAGAGGAGATTGCCGCCGCCATGGACGAAACCAGAAAGTTCATCACGCTCCCCGGCGCGTGGTTGGAGAACATCATCAGAATCGCGTTCGACGCGGCAAGAAGAAAGGCAATGGAGGAGTGAGCAGGCCACGCACCCGTGAACGCAAACCAGCATGGCTGCGCACGTTCATCCCGAAAACGAGTCCCCTCGTGACCGCCGTCTGCGATGGCTGCGGCCTGTACGTGATCCAGGATCGGGAAAACGTGTGGGAGTCGTGGGACTACGGGTTGGTTGAGGGTGATGACCTGACCGTGGCCATCATCTTGGGCAGGCCAGTGACGCGCGTCACATGGCTGCCCTCCGTAGGACACCCATTGTTGCGCAGCACCTGCGGCAACGCGGGCATCATGCCGGACGGCCAGTATCTGGCCATGCACATGTGCCATCTCGCCCGGATAAGCGTCAAACCGTTCAAACCACCAACCCGCGAGCGGCCGCCGGGCAAGCCGTGGGGCGGGCCGAAACTGTCGAAGCAGGAGATAGCCGAATTCAAACGCATATGGAACATGCCATACAGCCGGCTCAAATACGAGAAAGCCCCAACCATGGTCGGCCAGGGCGATGAGAAGCAAACATTATTCTAGCCGACCAGCCGGAAGGGGCTAACGTGAACTGCCAGAACTGCAACACCATAATCGAAAACGGGTACGCGCTGTGCACGGCGTGCGAGCTGCGCTTCGCCGGCACGCTCCTGCGACTGGCGCGCGACGTCACGCCGTTGCACGACTCGTTGGACGCGACCCTGCATCCGGGCGGGCATTCGCCCGTGCGAATCCAGGCGGCCACTCCCCCGACTCCTATCAGGCTTGACGTGCTCGACCTGATCGACATGCTCGACGCCACGGCCCGTGAACTATGGCGTTGCCTCGACGGCATCGACGCCTTGGACTGGCGCAAAGACAAACGCAACGAGGATCTGAAGGCCACGCTCATCGCATGCGCAGGCCACCCCAGGCTCGCCACGTTCGCGGACGCGGGCTTCTACATGCACGTCGTTGACGGCATCGCACGCAAAGTCGATGCTGCGCTGGACCCGCCGGAGCAACGCCGCGAGATAGGTACCTGCGAACTATGCGAGACCATGCTCACCGCTGGGGCAGCAGACCAGTGGGTGACATGCCCGGTCTGCGGGAGGGAACAGCGAGCGCAGACGGTTAAACTGCGTAGGCTCAAGACGTTGTGTTGGGATGATTCCAGGCGCGGGTCTGCGGCTGAGATAGCCAAGGTGTTCACGGACGCGGGGATCACCGTCAAAAGGCATATGCTCACCGTGTGGAAATCCCGAGGCAAGCTTGATGTCACGCCCCAAGGCATTTCATACAGCAGCGTCTACCGGCTCGTCATCAGTGGCGGACTTGACAAAGAGCTGACTGTGACCGCATAATGTCAGTGGATTAGTATCGAAAAACCCAGCTCATGTGGCTGGGTTTTCGCGTATCTATGCTTTGTTTTTGCGTGGTCTCCCCCCTCCGACACCACGTCCCGGACGTTGAGCGTTCCATTCATCGATGGTCTCAGGCAACCAGCCGCGCGTGCGCCCTATCGTGGCGTCGGGTTCGGGGAGCTTGAGGTTGAGCAGGCCGCCGCTGGTGATGCCGAGGCGTTCTGCGACCTGTTTGACGCCGAGATATTCAGTCGCCATTGCTTGCCCTTCCTGCCAGATAACCCAGCACGCCCGAGCACATTCCGAACACACCTGCCGGTACGCTCTGGGATGCGATGGCCAGCGCGAGGCTGACGACTCCGAACATGAGTGCGATGATTCCTATCTTGCCGTTCATGATGTTCCATGGAATAGTTGGGAGTGGAGCCGTGGCTCTGGATAGTACGATTATCCGGAATCCACGGCTCTTGTTACCGCTTGCGCCGTCTGTTCAGCGGCTTTCGCGGCTTGCTCTTCGCAATCAATGCGACGGCCACGGCGGCGATGGGTGCGAGTGCCGCACCCAATCCGGAGAGGAACTCCCCGATGGCCTTGAGCAGCTCCGCGATCTGTTCCATGTTCACCTCCTTTCCTTGGCTGACATATCTATAGTAACACAATAACTATAGATATGCAAGCCGAGGACACCAAGACACGCCAACGGACACAATGACTGCGAGGCACACATGAGCTGGCGAGTCTGCTCGACACCCGGATGTCCGAACCTCATCGAGACACCGGCACGCAAATGCGACGCCTGCACCCGAGCCCAACGGGACCGCACCCGTACCCGTGGACGCAACCCATACAACACCAAGGGACATCAATCGTTTCGCAGGCAGGTGCTCGCACGAGACCCATACTGCACATGCCTCGGCGACCCCGAGCACGGAGGCTGCGGCAAACACAAGGGGCTCTGCGGAAAACCAAGCACAATCGCGGATCATTATCCATACGAGCGAATCGAACTCATAGACATGCGACTCAATCCGAACGACCCGAAGTTCGGACGAGGATTGTGCAAACAATGCCACGACGTGAAAACCGGCAGAACAAGACCAGCAGGCTTCAATACCAAACAGTAAAAAAACAATCAGCAGCCGCACATCCCCGCAAAAACGACCGGCAACACCCAGGGGGGTGGGGTATCGACCACCCCTGCCTGACCGCCGGTGAGCTGTCTGTCGGGTGCGCAGGGTTCAAACATCGCTGGCGGGCCGCCGCGAGGGCGGTCTCGTCGATCTGTCGCTAGGGCGCAAGGCCATGACGAGAGGTGAACATCATGCCAAGTGGAGGCAAACGAGTACGCTCCGGGCCGGCCAAGGACCCGAACAGCGAGAAGAGCCGCAGACTCGGATACACATTGCAGAGCCTGCCGAACACCGAGTGCCGGATGAAGCCGCCGGAATGGCCCTTGGAGCCCGCCGATGACGAGCGCGTCCGCAGGCTTGAGGCGGAGAAGTGGAAGTGGCTGTGGAAGCTGCCTCAGGCACGTGCCTGGCATCTGCCCCAGTTCAAGTGGATGATCCGGGAACTGGCGTTGTACGCGCGGCTTTCCACCGCATGCGAGATCGCGCCGGCACCCACGGCGTTGACCGTGCTGCTGCGCATCTCCGACCGCGTCGGCATGAGCGCCGCCGGATTGCAGGCGTTGGGCTGGAAGATCGAAGCGGAGGCCGAGCGGAAGCCCGTCGATTCGGAGTTCACGCGCCGCAGGGCCAAGGAGCTGAACCGGGAATCGGCCGCCGAACGCTCTCCCATGGACGAGACGAGGCATGTGTACCAGCGTCGGATGAGCGGCAATGGCTGACGAGGATTCATGGCTCATCGACTTCCCCACGTTGGGGCATCTGGTGTGCGCGTGGATCGAACGTCACTGCCGGCAGCCTGACGGCCCGTTGCGAGGCCGTCCGGTGGTGCTGTCCGACTGGCAGTACTGGCTGGCGGCGAACCGTTGGCGCATCCGCGTGGACGCCCCATATGTGCCGCCCGAGGAAGTCACCGTCGACAATCCGATGGTGCTCAATCAGGCGTTCACCTATCGAATGACGTTGACCGTCGGACCGCAGAAATGGGGCAAGGGGCCATGCACGGCGTTCTTCACCGCCGCCGAGGGCTGCGGGCCCACCATCTTCGATGGCTGGGCGCGAGAAGGCGACATGTACCGTTGCGCCGACAACGGCTGCCCGTGCGGCTGGGAGTGGCCATACAATCCGGGCGAGCCGAAAGGCCGTCGACATCCGTCGCCGCTCATCCAGCTGACCGCCAACTCCGAGGAACAGGTACGCAACATCTACCGGCCTCTCGTGGCGACGATCCTGCTGGGCCCGCTCAAGGAGCTCATGCGCGTGAGGGACACCTTCATCCGCATATTGCAGCCGGGGCGCGAAGGCGAGGCCGACGCCTTGGACCTGGACCGCATCGACGTGGTCACCGCCTCCGCGAAGTCCCGTCTGGGCAATCCGATCACGGACGCCGAACAGGACGAGGCCGGCCTGTACACGAAATCGAACGGCATGATAGCGGTCGCCACCACGCAGCGCCGAGGAGCCGCCGGCATGGGCGGCCGCACACATGCGTGGACGAACGCATGGGATCCGGGCGAGGACAGTTACGCGCAGCAGGTGTTCGAGAACGCCGAGGACGACGTGTTCGTGTTCTACCGGAACCCCGATCTCGCGAAATCATTGCGTCACCGCGACGGCCGGCCGTTGGACTTCAATCTGAAATCCGAACGCTTGAAGATGCTCGAATACGTGTATCGCGGCTCCCCGTGGGTCGACCTTAATTCCATCGAATCGGAAGCCAAGGCGCTGATGAAGACCGACCCTACCCAAGCGGAACGGTTCTTCGGGAACCGTCTGGTGCAGGGCGGCGGCGCATGGCTCGAAGACGGACTGTGGGAGAGCTGCTATGCCGGCGCATGAACTCTGGTTGCCGAACCCGCCAAAAGGCACGCGCGTATGCGCGGGCTTCGACGGTTCGGAGAACGACGACTGGACATGCATCAAGATGGAGACCCTCGACGGGCTGATATTCACTCCCCGATACGGGCCCGACCGGCGTGCGACCATCTGGAACCCGAAGCAGTGGGGCGGGCGCATCCCCCGCGCCGAGGTATCCGCAGCATGGGCGGAACTCAACGACCGCTACAAAATCGAACGCGCCTACTGCGACCCCGGCTTCCGCGACGAACTGTCATGGGAATCGGAGATAGAAGCATGGGATCGCGCCTACGGGCCGAAGAAATTCATGCCATGGAGCATGTCGGGCAGCTCCCGCATCGGAGCCGTCTACGAGGCATTGCGCCGATTCGAAGCCGACCTGACCACACATCGCATCACACAGGACGGCTGCCCCGTCACCCGCACCCACATGATGAACGCGCGAAAGGTCGCCAAGACCCTGGAACGCTACGGGCTGGCGAAACCCCAGCAGAACAGGAAGATAGACGCCGCCGTGACCAGCGTGCTCGCCCACGAAGCCGCATGCGACGCGCGAGCCGCCGGCTGGGGCGCTCGCAAACACAATTACATGCTTACCGGATCATCGACCAGAAGGAGGTACTGATGGACTACAGCCAGCAGGAACTGTCCTCATTGGCGAACCGACTGGCCGATAAGATCCAGTTCCGTCGACCCAGCATCGGCACCCACACCGATTACGTCTTGGGCAAACGCGGCAAGCTCAAGTTCGCGTCCAAGGAATTCAAGCGCTACATGAGCGACCGGTTCTCCGACTTCTCCGACAACTGGTGCCTCCCCGTGGCGCAGGCCCCAGTGGAACGCATCAAGTTCAAGGGCTTCGTCCCTTATGATGACGTGAAGCTCGGCACCGGCATCATGAAATGCCTCGACCGCAACGACTTCGAACGCGGACTTCAGGAAGCCGCGCTGATGATGACCACCACGGGCCGCGCGTTCGCTTTGGTCACGCAGGTCGACGGCAGGGCCCGCATCACGTTCGAGCACCCGGACAGCGCCGCAGTCATCTACGATGCGCGCACCGGCCAGCCGTCAGCCGGGTTCCTCATCCAGCAGGGCGACGACAAGGAGTACGGCACCCTCATGCTGCCCGGCTGGACGGTCAGCATGGAACGCAAGAAGATGCTCGATCTGACCGACCAGCGCGTGCCGCCCGACGTGTACGGCTGGAAGATGAATGACCCTCAGCCCACCGGTCTGGACACGATCCCCCTGCGCGAGTTCCGCAACCAGATGCTATTGGACAATGCGCCGATCAGCGACATCGCGCACGTCGAATCGATGCAGGACACGGTCAACGTCGTATGGGCCTACCTGCTGAACGCATTGGACTACGCCTCACTGCCGGCACGAGTCATCCTCGGCGGAGACCCGCTCGTCGAGCCCGTCTACAACGAGGAGGGACAGCAGGTCGGCGAAAAGCCCATCGAACTCGACAAGCAGGTGCTGGAGCGCATCTACCAGTTCACCGGCGACAACGTGAACCTGGGCGAATGGTCAAGCTCGAACCTGAACGTGTTCATCCCGGTCATCGAGAAGGCCGTGGAACATATCGCCGCCGAAACACGCACCCCCGGCCATTACCTGCTGACAAACGCGGAGGTTCCCGCCACAGGCTACGAGGTCGCCGAAGCCGGCCTCGTATCCAAGACCATCGAACGCATCAGCTTCCTGAAATCCCCCATCCGCGACATCTGCAGCATCGCCATGCGCTACGAAAACGACACGGACGAGGCGGACATCATCGCCGACTCCAAGGTGCAGTTCGCGACCCCGCAGTATCGCAGCGAGACGCTGATGGCGGACGCGATGCTCAAGTACAAGCAGCTCGGCTTCCCGATCCAATGGGTCGCGGAGCAGATGGGCCAAAGCTCGGACGAGGTGCAGCGCATCATGCGCATGCGCGCCGACGAGATGGCCGACCCCGAACTCGAATCGTTGAACCGTGCCCTGCAGATCGGAGGCGCTGATGGCGGTCGAATCGCAGGTGCTGGCCTACAGTCAGAAACGGCTGGCGACGTTGGAGCTGGCGGCGGACAGGGCCGCTCGCAGAACATGGAACAGGGTCGACGCCAATAACATCCAGGCGTCGTGGAAGTCGATAAGCCGCGACTTCCTCACCCTGTTCTCCACGATCCAAACCAAGTCGGCGGAGACAGCCATCGACGCGAGCGGCATGATGCTCGCCGAACAGGGCGTCTACATCACGCCACACGCCTTGGCCAACCCGAACGCATTCGCCGGTTGGGCACCGTCCGGCCTCGACATCGCATCCTACTTCCAATCCCCCGTGTTCGCCGCCCTGCACGCGATACGCACCGGCAGCTCCTCATTGGAGGCGTTGGAATACGGACGCAACCTGCTGGTAATGCTCACCTCTCTGGCCGTCATGGACACCGCCCGCCAGGCGGAGTCACTGGACATCACCAGCCGTCCCAAGGTCGGCTACATCCGCGTCGAATCCGCCACCTGCTGCGACAGGTGCATGATATTGGCCGGCAAATGGTTCCGATTCAACGAGGGGTTCCTGCGCCACCCCCACTGCCACGGCCGCCACGTGCCCTGCAGCCAGAGCATGGCCAAACAACAGGGATGGATCAGCGACCCTATGGAGGGTTTCAAAAGCCTCTCCCATGAGGAGCAGGACAAGCGCTTCGGCGCGAATTACGCGCAGGCCATCCGCGATGGCGCCGACATCTACCAGGTCGTCAACTCGAAACGCGGCATGCAAAGGGTGGGCAAAGGCTATACGGCGTTGACCACCAGCGAGGGCACCACACGATACGGGTGGGCCAGCATGCAATACGCCCAGCAGTCCGGCCGGAGGATGAAACGCCGCCTGTCCATCGACGGCATCTACTCGCTGACCGGAGGCGACCGGGAGAAGACCATAGCCGCGTTGAAGGCCAACGGATATTTCGTGGACAACGACTGGCGCGGCAAGGTGCCCGAGATCCGCAAAAGCAGGTGGCTGCACGACAACACGTACCGGCAGGGGCGCGTCGAACTGTTGACCGCCGCCGAGAAGCGCGTTCAGACCGCGAAGCTCCGCTACGAGGCCGTATTGGAGGGCCGCAACCCCAACGATGGCCGCATGCCCCTCACCCCCGAAATCGCCGCCCAATGCGAACGCGAATACCGCCGATGGGTCACCTCCGGCGGACAGATTTTCCAGCAATGATCCAGCGAATCGAAAGGAAGAACATGGATCCCGCAAACCAGAACCAGCAGACAGGCGACAACGAGTCCAAGAAGCCGGAGAACACCGGCGGCGAGGATTGGCAGTCGAAGTTCGAGGGCCAGCGGAAAGTCAACCGCGACCTCGAAAAGAAACTGAACGAAGCCTACGCCAAGGCCGACAAGGTCGACGAACTCGAAAAACAGATCGCCGCCCTGCAGGGCAAGGAGGCCGAATACGAGGCCGCCCGGAAGGAGCAGGCCGTCAAGGACGAGGCCCTTGCCGCCGCCAACCAGCGCATCCTCAAGGCCGAAGTCCGCGCCGCAGCCAGCGGCAAGCTCGCCGACCCGGCCGACGCCCTGCGCTACCTCGACCTGTCCAAGTTCACCGTCACGGATGACGGCGGCGTGGACACGCAGGCCATCGCCGACTCCATCGGCGAACTGCTGGAACAGAAACCTTATCTCGGGAAAGCCGAGCAAGCGCCCTCGGGTGCGAACATCACGCCGCCCAGCGGAACACGGGACGGCGACCGCCATCAGGGTCAGGTCACCCGAGACGACCTGAAAACCATGAGCCCCGCAGAAATCGTCAAAGCCCAACAGGACGGGCGACTGAAGGACCTGCTCGGAGCCAACTAACGGAAGGAGGCCTTAAATGGCCATCACCAATTTCATTCCCGAACTGTGGAGCGCCAACATCCTGCTGGAACTCCAGAAGAACCTCGTCTACGGTTCCGCCGTGAACCGCGACTACGAGGGCGACATCGCCAACTACGGCGACACCGTGCACATCACCGGCATCGCGCACATCAGCATCGGCGACTACACGGCCCACACCGACATCACCATCGAACCGGCCACCGACAAGGACGCCGACGAACTCGTCATCAACCAGAGCAAGTACTTCGCGTTCGAAATCGACGACGTGGAGAAGCGCCAGGCCATGAACAACCTGACCGCCGCATATTCCCGGGACGCCGCCTACAAGCTGCGCGACCTGACCGACCAGTACCTGGCCGGTCTGATGGCAGCAGGCGCGAAGAGCAAGCTCGACCCGATTTCCGGCGCCACCGCCACCAAGGCGTACGACACCATCGTGGATCTGGCCACCGCATTGGATAAGCAGAACGTGCCCGACGCGGGCCGTTGGGTCATCGTCACCCCGGACTTCTACGGTCTGCTGCGCAAGGACAGCCGTTTCGTCGCGGGCGCCGAGTCCGCTCATTCCACGCTGCTCAACGGCGTGGTCGGTGAGGCCGCGGGCATGACCATCCTCAAGTCCAACAACGCTCCCGCAGCCAAGGGCGGCTCCACCCAGTCTCCGACCGATGAGGGCAACGTCATCATCGCCGGCACCAACGCGGCCACCACGTTCGCGGAGCAGATCGCCAAGGTCGAGGCCACCCGCAAGGAGAAGGGCTTTGACGACATCGTCAAGGGCCTGCACCTGTACGGCGCGAAGGTCGTGCGCCCCGAAGCGCTGGCCACCGTACACTTCAAGGTGGGGCAAGTGATGGCCGGCAGCTATGAGGCCATGCCCTACGTGGGCGAAGCCGAATAACCGCATAGGGGGTGACTCATGGACACGCTGGCAACGGTCAAGGACCTTGATTCATACGGCATCGAATACGCGGACGGAAAGCTCGCGGGCAAGCTGCTCGAATCGGTTTCGGCCGCGGTGCGTGACGCCGCCGGCTGCCCCATCACACGCGGCGAATACACGGTGACCATCCCCGGTGAAACCTCACGCAGGCTCGACCTGCCCATGCGCCCCGTGATTTCCGTGAGCCGCGTGCTCGTGGACGGCGAGCAGACCGGTGATTGGAAGCTGCTCGGCAACGCGCTGTACAGGGAAAGCCTGTGGAGCCTGCCGAACATGGTCCCCCGCTCCATCACCGTCACCATGCTCGCCGGCTATGACCCGATCCCCCCGGACATCGTGCGCCTCGTGTGCAGCATGGTCGCAGCCGGACTCGTCCAGCAGTCGAACGGCGGCCCCGGCGCTCACCGCGACGAATCGTACGCACGAATCGACGACGTGCAGATCGGCTACCGTCAGGGCGACTCCGAGATCATCGACGCACTCGAACTGCCCGAGGGCACGAAACGAGCCCTCCGCAACAGGTTCGGCATGCGAGGCATCGCCATAGGGGTGTTCCGATGAACGTGCAGCACATCCTCAACCGAGGCCGACAGCTCGCCGAATCATTGATGACCGACCAGTGCCGCGTCACCCACATGGGCAAACCGGTCACCGACCCCGAAACGGGACTGGTGGAACCGGCTGCGAACACCGTGTATGAGGGCAAGTGCAAGGTGCAGACCTCGGGCGGTCTGGCTGCCGAGAACACGGAGGGCGGCATCGTCGAAGCGTTGGGTGCCGTCACTCCCGTGTGGAGCATGTACGTGCATTTCCCCTACGGCACCATGGGTTTATTGCCGGGTGACGTGTGCGAGATAACCGAGGCCGATGACCCGAATCTCAAAGGCAGGAAACTCCGGTTGTTGAACATGCAGTCCGAGAAGACACACTCCACCGCATGCCGGTGGAATGTGAAGGAGGTGGGCAACAGCAATGAGTGACACCACCATAGACGCTTCGGAGCTGACCGCGTTCGGCCGTCGTGTCGCCGCCGCGCACGCCATGGCTTCGGTCAAGGTCGCGCAGGCGGTGAAGAAGGGCGCGCAAAACGTCAAGGAAGGCGTCATCTCCGACCTGCAGACATCATCGAACTACGCGATCAGCCGTATCGGCATCGGCTACGAAATGGGCAGCACCGGCACCACCATTTATGCGGATGTGAGCCCCCGCGACGGCGGAGCTTCCGACTTGGCCAACATCGCGTTCTTCGGCACCGCGAAAGGCGGCGGAACCCACTGGTTTTACCAGTTCGCCGAACAGGAATTGCCCACGCTCGCCGAATACGTGGGAGACGCGGCCGACGACATGCTGATAGGAGCCATCGGATTATGAGCGTCATGGACTTGACCAATGCGGTCCTCGACCTGCTGCCCTCCATGCCGTCCGGCGTGAAGGTGTACAGGCAGGAGGAGCCGCTGGAGTCGGAGATACCGCCGTGGATCATCGCGCGCGTCTCCACCGACCGTCATGTGATGGCGGAGACGATGCGGTTCACCGCCCACTCCGCCCTGTTGGAGGTTCGCGCCGTCAGCACCACCGCCGACAGCGTGAACATCTGGTGCGACGACATGCTGATTCCCGCGCTGGCGAACCGCTCCCCCACCCGACCGCCGGGCTACACGGTCGGCCAGCTCACCCTGTACGAGGATTCCGGCGCGTACGCGGCCGGCCTGACCGCCGATGACACCGCGCGCCGCTACCAGGTGCGCGTCCTCCGGTTCCGATTCACATGGAGCCGACCATAGATTTATCAAAAGTCTTCAACGCCATCCCATACGGGGGTGGCTTTTGCTTTAAGGAGCACATCATGACAATGAAACTAGGTACAGAGATTCCCGGCACCAGTGCCGAGGGCAACATCACCACCATCTGGGTGCCGGCGATCAAGAACATCAAGGCCCCGACCATCATCGAGCTCGAGGCCGGCACCGACATCTCGAACTACGTCATGCTTGGCGGCTGGAGCTTCGACCCGTCGCAGGACACCGTGTCCGACCAGCGCGAGAACACCGTGCAGGACTTCGGGGCCCCCGGCCGCAAGAGCGCCGGCGACATCAGCATCGAGGTCATCGACAACACGAACACGGAGCACAAGGAACAGAACGAGGCCGTCACCCTCATGCACGAGGGCGCGTCCGGCTATATCGTGCGTCGCCGCGGCATGGCCACCAACGCGCCATTGGCCTCCGGCCAGAAGCTCACCGTCGTGAGCGTGAAGTGCGGCGAAAAGAAGGTCATCAACCCGGATGCGAACACCATGATCCGCAGTCAGATCCCGCTGTTCGCTCAGGCTCCCGGCTGGGAGTCCGAGACCGCCGTGCTGACCGCAGCCTGACAAGTTCTTCCGTGCGGGGATTCTAAGCCTTTCTGGCCCCGCACAGGCATTCTCTCTTCTCTCTCTCAGAAAGGTTTTCAGACTTTCAGAAAGGGATAATCATGGCTTTGGAAGTGAAGCGCAAGCGCGTGGACGTCGACCTCATATTGGATCAGGAGAAGGCCGAACAGGTCGCCGCATTGGGAGCCGACCTGGAACGCGCCATGGCGCAGCATGTGACCGAGGGCGGCAACGCCGCCGCCAAACGCATCGCCGAACAAATCGACAGGCTGCGCGACGAGGTGAAGGACGACACCGTCCGCATCACCCTGGAGGCGCTGCCGCTCTCCCAGTGGCGTCAGGTACTCGAGGCGAACACCGTCACCGAGAACGGCGTACCGAAACAACACATCGAGGACATCTGCGCCGACGCCGTCAGACTCATGGTCAGGAAGACCGTGCCGGAAACCCCCGTGGAAGAGCTGGCCAACGTCATGACCGAACTGTCCGACGGCCAGATCAGCCCCATCTGGTACGCGATCCGTGACCTGAATGCGAAGCTCATCGACCCAAAAGACGCACTCGAATCAGCCTCGCGGATAATCCGCAGACAGTAAGGGAACTGCGAATCTGCCAGAAGCTCGGCATCAGCTACAAGCGTTGGCTCGGCTGGGAACCGTCGTATCGGGTGGAAAGGGACGGGCATAGGCGCATCACCGGCTACACGCCGGAAACCGAATGGGATGCGACCGAACGCGAATGGATGCTCGCACTCGACGAATACGAGCGCACGCTGTGTCCGCGCTGCGGGATGCCCGTCAGCATATGCCACGACGAGCTGGCCCCCACCAAATACGCGAGCGAGGTCGGCGTCTGTCAGATCGACCTGATGCGCCGCATCGGGCTCGAAGAATACCGCAAGGACCATTCCGCGGAATCCGCCACGAAACTTGACTCACTGACCGTGGGCATCAACCCACGATGATCCGACAGGAGGATATGCCATGGCCGGTGGCCTGAACCGCAACATCACCGTCCGCCTGCTCGCGGACACCAGCAATTTCACCGCCGGCATGGCCAAAGTGTCCGGCGAAAGCCAGAAGACCGCGACCACCATGGAAGCCGCCGGAGGCAAATCGAAGCTCATCACCACCGGCATCGCGGCGGCCGGTGTCGCCGCCACCGCGCTGGGCGTGGCCGCTGTCAGGATGGCGGCGGACTTCGACGCCAGCATGTCGACGGTGCAGGCCAACACCGGAGCCAGCGCAGATGAGATGAATCAGCTCCGTCAGGCCGCCATCGACGCCGGCGCCGACACCATATACTCGGCCACCGAATCCGCCGACGCCATCAACGAACTCGGCAAAGCCGGCCTATCGACCTCGGATATTCTCTCCGGCGGTTTGAGCGGCGCATTGAACCTCGCAGCGTCCGACGGCATGGCCGTAGGCGACGCCGCCGAACTCATGGCCACCACCCTCAAACAGTTCAACCTGACGGGCGCCGAATCCACTCAGGTGGCCGACGCGCTGGCGGCCGGCGCAGGCAAGGCCGTCGGTTCCGCCCATGACCTCGGCCTCGCATTGAATCAGGCGGGTCTGGTGGCCAACAGCATGGGCGTCAGCATGCAGGAGACCACCGGCACGCTCGCCGCGTTCGCCAACGCCGGCATGATAGGCAGTGACGCGGGCACCAGCCTCAAGACCATGCTCCAACGACTGGCCAGCCCCACCGACAAGGCGCAGACCCTCATGGACGAGCTCGGCATCAACGTGTACGACGCCAATGGCAAGTTCATCGGCCTTGCCGGTGCCGCAGGCCAATTGCAGAACGGTTTGAGCGGCCTGAGTCAACAGGAACGCAATGCCGCGCTCAACACCATCTTCGGAGCCGACGCGGTGCGAGCCGCGAACGTGCTCTACGAGCAGGGCGCGGAAGGCATCGACGACTGGACGAAAGCCGTCAGCCAATCCGGCTACGCCGCGGACCTCGCCGCCAAGAAGAACGACAACCTGAAAGGCGATCTGGAGAATCTGAGCGGCTCTTTCGAATCCCTCATGATCTCTTTGGGCGAGGGAGGTCAGGGACCATTGCGCTCCCTCGTGCAGACACTCGACACCCTTGTTGACGGTTTCGCGTCATTGCCTGCGCCCGTACAGCAGTCCATAGTGCTGATGGCGGCTCTGGTTGGAGGCAGTGTCGCAGTCCACAAAGCGATGGGGCCGCTGAACTCTAGCAGCAGCCAGCTTGCGCAAACCCTCGGATTGATTGCCGACCCAGGGCAAAGGCTCATAGGCCTCGGCTCCGGAATCGCGTCAGCGTTCCAGACATGGGGCGCAACTTTCGGCAGTGCAGAATCTCAGATAAACACGTTTGGCACCACTATCAGTCGTTCTCAAGGCGTTATGGCCGGTTTCAAAAGCATCGGCAGCGGACTGTTCGCCGCCTTGGGCGGCCCATGGGGCATCGCCTTGACGGTCGCGGGCGCGCTGCTGGTGGGCTTCGCCAAATCCGCGCAGGACGCGAAAGCCAACATCAGCGAATTCTCCGACGCAATCAACCAGTCCGGCAGCTCCGTCGAAACCCTCATCAAGAAAATCGCCAGCGGCGAGGACAAAACATGGGACTTCGGAGACAAGTTCGCCACCGGCTTAGGTTCCCTTGGAGAAGCACTCGACAAAGCCGGCATCGAATACAGCACGTTCGCAAAGGCCGTCAACGGGTCCAAGGAAGCGCAAAAACTGTTCAACAAACAGCTGAAAAACGCCGGAAACAGCATGTCCATCATGGAGACAGACAGTATCCGAGACAGTTACAACAAGCTCTCCGACCAGGTCAGCAAAGCCAAGGAACAGGTCAGCAAAACCAATGAGGAAGTCGCCAAGGCGGGAGCCAGCGGAGACACGGCCGCCGAAGGCACCAACAACTACGCCGACAGCGCCGACAATGCCACCACAGGCACCAAAGACCTCTGTATTTCGTCAAGTCGGTGTTTCGTGTTTAGTCATGTATTTTTTTCGGGTTTAG